CTACATTCTTGACTGGTACTCTATCAGGTATTATGTTGGCAGGTGGAGATAAAGATGCGCAGAAACTAGCACTACAAGCTGCAAACAAAGGATGGGATAAACCACCAACTCCAGTTGCTTTAGCACCTAGCCCTGCACCAACTGCTCCAAGACCAATGAGGCCACCAGCACCGATGGGAATGGGTATGGGAATGGCTCCAGCACCTGTAGCACCTTTGGCAAATGCAACAGTTATGCCAGTGTTCGAGGATGGAGATCCAACTCATAGAAATAGCCGAAACGACTAATCCCCTCAAGTCTGTAGGGTTATTCCCTCCCCGAAACCCCTGTATCTACAGGGGTTTTTCACATCCAGAAAGTGCTTGTCTTTTATTGCAATTTACTGTATAATAGATGTATGAAAAGTGAAAAAGGAATTGCAAAATGATTCGATTTATTTTTGGTTTGTTGCTTTGTTTTGGTGCAGTTGGTGGTCTTGATAACGATCCAAACGCACCATTAGTAGTACTGACATTAATTGCAGTGATTGGTTTGGGTTTGATGCATTCTGGTGTTCACGCAATGGGGAGAAAATATGAGTAAAATGGCTGAGTTGTCAATGCAAATTGATGAGTTGGTTGAGAAGGGTATGTCTGCTAAGTTTATCTCTGCAACTTTGAATGTTCCGATTGAGTGGGCATTTCAAGCGATTGAGGAAAGACAGCAGTTAGAACTTCAAAAGCAACAAGAGTTTATGTCTTATGGAGATGAATGATGAGTTACGGTGATTATAAAGGTAAGAGTTATGACGACTCGCACGGCAGTTTCTTCGATCGTGGTTCAGCTGACAGTTACTATGGTCGTCCTCGTGACCCCCATCGTGGTGGGGTAGGTGGAATGTCTGGTCCAAGGATCGTTGCACAGACTGCTGGGGAATTAGAAGCGTATCATGCTGGTTACGACTGGAATGAAGAACAAGGAAATAAAAAAGATTGGGGTTGATGTTGGAAAAAGTTGAAAATGAAATTTTGTTGATCACTCAAGAAGAGTGCGCAGAAGTGACTCAAGCAATCAGTAAAGTATTTCGGTTTGGGTTTGATTCAGAACACAATGGTGTGACGAACTCAGCACACCTTAGTGAAGAAATGGGTGACTTGCTTTGCATGATTGAATTGATGATTCGCTATAAACTTGTGGATGCCAATGCGGTTGAGTATGCACGAAGAGCGAAGATGGAAAAGTTAGCTAAATGGAGTAGTATAAAGTGACACGCTGGATTGAGAATGTAAGTTGGGATGCCGTGAAGAACGGATTCCACAGTGATATGGGTAGTAATGCTATGCTGATTCAAATTGCGGATCCAGCTACATTCTTTCCTGTGCCAAAGCACACATTCAAAGAAGTTCATCAGTTTGAATTTCTTGACGCTGAAGATGGAGATCGTTTTCCAGATGAGTGTATGATTCAAGATGATCAAGCTGTAGAGTTGGTTCGTCTTCTGCAACATGCATTGGATAACTCCATGAATGTATTAGTGCACTGCCACGCTGGCATCTGCCGAAGTGGTGCAGTGGTTGAAGTTGGCTCCATGATGGGGTTTACTCCAACAGAACGATTCCGTATGCCTAACTTGCGAGTGAAACATCGGATGATGCGAGTCTTGGGTTTGACTTATGACTCAGAAGAAAAGCAGGAAGCCATCAATGGTGTGATGACTTCTAGTGGTATTGTTTTGCCGAAAGGTGAGTGGGAATAATTATGCGTAAGTTGGCTTCTATTCGTAAAATTGATTCACTGACTCCGATTGATGGAGCAGATGCGATTGAGTGTGTCACTGTTGGTGGTTGGAAAGTTGTTGCACAGAAAGGTCTCTACAAAGAGGGAGATCTTGCTGTGTACTTCGAGATTGATTCATGGATTCCACATGAATTGGCTCCATTCTTGTCTAAAGGTAAAGAGCCACGGGAGTTCGAAGGTATCAAGGGTGAACGACTAAAGACTATCAAGTTGCGTGGACAACTGTCGCAAGGTTTGCTGATGCCAATGGATGAAGCGTGTAAGAATATTGAGTCAGAACTGTTTGAAGGTTTGGATGTTTCTGTTCCACTAAACATTATTAAGTGGGAGAAACCAATCAATGCTCAGTTGGCTGGTGTATGTAAGGGTAATTTCCCTACACTGATTCCTAAGACTGATCAAGAGCGTTGCCAGAACATGGTGAAAGAAATTGTATCAGCAAATGAAGCTGGTGCTAAGTTTGAAATCACTGAGAAGATGGAAGGTTCTTCAATGACATGCTACTTGATTGATGGTGTGTTCGGTGTTTGCTCACGCAACATGGATTTGAAAGAAACTGCAGACAATGCATTCTGGAAAACTGCTCGTCGTGATGGTGTGGAAGAAAAAATGCGAGAACAATTTGGTCTTGCTGATTTTGCTATCCAAGGTGAATTGATTGGTCCAGGAATTCAAGGTAACATTTACAAACTGACTGATACTCAATTCCGTATCTTCGACATTTACGATATCCGTAAGGGTGTCTATGTAGATCCAATGACTCGCCAAGCGATTGTTGGAGAAATGGAACTTACTCATGTGCCAATTATTGCGCACACTGCAGAATTGTACGATACTCTTGGTATAACTGACATTCCACAACTACTGAAGTTCGCTGAAGGTAAGTCTTTGATTGGTGCTGCTGGACAAGAACCAGAGCGTGAGGGCATTGTGTTCAAAGAAGTGAATGGTGGAATGTCATTCAAAGTAATTTCTAATAAATATCTGCTCGGAGAAAAATGATGCAAATTGATAACCTAACTCCGTATCAAGTGGAAATGCTTGACCATATGTGGAGTCTTGAAACTTACGAAGAATACCAAGAGTGGATGGATCTCCTCGATGAAGAAGATCGCATTCTTGCAGAATCACTATCACAAATGGTGATTCTTGCAGAGATGGACGAGATGGTTGGACTATGCCTAGATGCAAAAGAAGTATTAAAGAAATTTGCCTTGTAAGAGAAAGAAATGTATAATAAACGAATGAAACCTAGAGATCCTATTGCAAAGGATGTAAGAACTCCCAAATACCGCATGCGTGTAGTTGAGAGTAAGGTTCAGTACATTCGTAAACCAAAGCACAAAAAGGAATTGTATGAGTCTTAATTATGAATCTGAGATTTATCGTGGTGGTCTGTTAAGGACTATTAAAGTTAAAGAACAGATGTATGACTTAATTGAATTAACCATCACAACTAAACTTACAGATGAAACCACTGGCAATGTTATCACAGATAGTGGACATACATGGTTTTTCGAAGCGAAAGAATTTAAAGAATTCTTCACACCTGTTATTAATGATTTGAAAGTGAGATTAGAAAATGCAACTGACAGTAACTCAAACTGATGAATTTAAAGACCAAGTAAGGAAGCTACTCCATGATTCAAAAGATTTGCGCATTGTGTTTACCAAAAAAGATGGAACAGAGCGAGAAATGCTCTGCACCCTCCAAGAAGCGAAAATCCCCTCAGAAAAACAGCCTAAGTCGCAAGCATCAGATAGCACGACTGCTGGACAGGGAAATGAATCAGCAATTAGAGTATTTGACACAGTCAAGCAAGAGTGGAGATCTTTCCGCTGGGACTCAGTAACAAAGGTAGAATTAGTATGATTAAGTATATTATGGGTATTGGTGGAATTGGTTTGGCTCTTGCCGTTATTATCGGCATTGCAGTCTTCATGCCACTTCTTTATATTTGGGCACTGAATACTATTTTCGGTCTCGCTATTGCATATAGTTTTGAAACTTGGTGTGCAATGGTATTGCTACAAATGTTCTTCCACACAAGCATTACATTGAATAAGGATAAGAAATGAATTACGCATTAACACCAGAACAGAAGAAAGACCTACAAGGTGCTATTCAAGAGATTAGCAATTCCATGTTGCGTTCAGAAGCAGAGCGAGATCTAATTAAAGAGATCGTTAAGGAACAATCAGATACATTGCAAATTCCTAAGAAAGTTATTTCCAAGATTGCAAAAACATTCCACAAACAGAATCTGGCTCAGGAAGTTGCAGACCACGAGGACTTCGTGGAACTATACGAGAAAATCACTGCAAAATAACCCTACAGTGGATAGGGTTATTAGTTGTCTTTAATTGTGAATTGCGGTATAATAGATATTATATTATGGAGGTTAGGAACCTATGAATTTGAACGCTGCAAAAAAACGAGCTAAAGCACACGCTGAGTTTAACAAAGTTAAAGATGAACCAGTAATCCGTCCAGAGAATTATAATGTAGATATCAGTTCTGCATTGGTATGGTTTACTGAACACACAGACGAAAAGAAACGACTCAAATACGCAATCGAGTATTTTGCCAAACAAGGTAAAAAGAATGAAGTGCTTGCACTGAATCGTGCAACAGACTTTGAAGTTCGCCAGATTGGTATTCTGTGTCGTCTTCTCTCAAATGGTAACACACTATCAGAAGAACACATGGCTCTTATCGAGAGCCGAGTTGCTGTTCTCGTTGCCAAATACAAAGTAATCAAAGAAGTTAAGAAAGAAGTCAAAGCACCAACGAATGTTATTAGCATTCAGGAACGCATTGAGGAATCTGCACATAAACATGCAGCTGAGTTCGAAGCTGGTATTGACGACTTCGTTGTGTCTCATGGTAATGTAGTATTCTCTGCCAAGAATTATCTTCTTGCCAATGAAGTATCAGCACCAGTATCCAAGCGTATTGGCGAGTTGTTTGTTGGTCTTTCAGAAGAATTGAAGGAAGCTATTGCTGGTGAAGACGAGCAGTTGGTAGAAGGTTATTCAAACTTCACAAAGAAAGAGTTAAAGAAGTTTTCTGCATTCGTTGATGAGATGATTGCTGACTGTCAACAACAAGTTCAGAATGCTAAGGCATCTCGTGCCCCACGCAAACGCAAACCACAATCTCCCACTAAGCTAGTATCTAAGATGAAATTCATGAGAGAGTTCGCAGAGTTCGATCTGAAATCGGTTAAACCAGAATCAATTATCGGTTCTACTGAGGTTTGGATCTACAATACAAAGTATCGTAAAGTTACTGTGTATAAAGCAGATAATGGATTGTTGTCTGTGAAGGGTACTACGATTCTTGGATTCAGTGTCAAAGATTCTCAGGTAATGACACTTCGCAAACCACAAGAGTTCTTCAAGGGACTTGCATTAGGTAAACGAGCACTCAATGGTGCATTTAAGAAACTGACAACAAAACCTTCTACACCAAATGGTCGTGTGAATGAAGAGTGTATCATCCTTGGAGCATTTTAATGGAGTTTAATTATATCGGTGATGGTATTGATGCCATTATAATTGATAATTTTTATGATGAGGATCAATTAAAAGAAATCCATGATGAACTTAAATTTTTAACTAAACCATCTATAATGGTTGATGATAAGGATAAACTTGAGGCTGCAGTAGATGTAGAAGGTAATTATATTACTACTAAGTCTGGAGTTTGGGTTGATCAAATTTTTAGAGATTGGAAGTATTCGGCATTAATAAGATGCCC